CTGCACGAAAAATACACCCCCTATTATGAAAGGAGGTAACGCACAATGAATTATTTTCTGGCAGTTAATGATCGGCAACTCGGCACTTGTTTGAGAATGCTGTTTGCTGAGAAACTTCAACCTGCTGTCCAAACCGTGTTGAACGAAAAGGGCAAGATTGAGTTTCACATCAGCATTGCAGCAGATCAGGAAGTGTTTGAAGAGCTGAACGAACGCTACAAGATCATGATTTCGTAAGTTACTCGATTTCAAAGGTAGAGGGGCCGTAACAAGCCCTTTTACTTTTGTTATATTTGTGGTAACATACTATAAGGAGGCGATGCCGATGAAAGTCAAATCCAGAATGTCCTGTCCGGTTCGAAGAAAAGACGGCACATGGACAACTGTTATCAAAGAATTTGAAGAAGATATTCCGGATCTCGGACGGAAAGAGCTTATCTGCAACAAATGCGGACGCCCCGATTATCCGAAATGCAAGGAAACGGTTTGTGAAGCCTGGAAATACCACAAAACGAAAAATTAACAAGTCATGTAAGAGCTGAGGTTAAACCTTGGCTCTTATTTTTTGTGTAAAGGAGAAAAACATGCTTGCCAGAGAAGCGACAAAAGCGGATATTCAGGCTGTTCGTGACCGTCTGCGGGAAGCAAAAGAACAACGTCAGCTTGATATTCAAATAAACCAGGCTATTGCACTGGTAAATCGTAATCACAGGAGGAAAAAATATGACACCGAACGATTATCAGCAGGCAGCTCTTCGCACAGCCCCAGGAGATTTACCGCCTGAGAAACTTCTGCTCAATGGCTTAATGGGACTGAACGGAGAAGCCGGCGAAGCAATTGATATTTTGAAAAAGCATCTGTTTCAGGGGCATGAGCTGGACACTGCACATATGGCTAAAGAGCTTGGAGATGTGGCTTGGTATCTCGCTGTAAGTGCAAACGCTATTGGGTATGACCTTGAAACCATCATGCAGATGAATGTGGATAAACTGAAAGCCAGGTATCCGGATGGTTTCGACGCTGAACACAGTCTGCATCGCAATCAGGATGATATTTAAGGAGGGTTTTCTATGAATGAACGATTCGGAGAAAAGGTAAAAGCTATTTTTGATAGTATTACCGTTCTTCAAGCAAAGGACAGCGACTTGAAACGAGATAACGCCAACATCAACGGTGACTCCCCCATGGGGGCTATGCTGCAATATGGTGCCAATACCGCCAAGGAGTACAATTTGGAGTATTTGATTAAACCTGCAATTGCAGAACTTCACCGCGATGGATGGATTCATATACACGATCTTGACTTCTATGCATGGACGACGACCTGCACGCAGATTGAGCTTCGCAAGCTCTTCAAGAATGGATTCAATACCGGACACGGTCATCTGAGAGCACCAAAAAGCATCGGTTCGTATGCTGCTCTGGCTGCTATTGCCATTCAGTCGAATCAAAATGACCAGCATGGCGGACAGAGTGTCGTGGACTTCGATTATGCTATGGCCGAGGGTGTCCGTTACACCTATCAAAAATACTTGAAAGAAGGTTATGAGATTTGTGAACGCCTCAACGATCTGAAAGATAAAGCATGGATTCTCGACTATGCTATGGAAAAGACCACCCGTGATACCTATCAGGCTATGGAGGGGTTTATTCATAATCTGAATACCATGCATTCCCGTGCCGGCGCTCAGGTTCCGTTCAGCTCTATTAACTATGGCACAGATACATCTTGGGAAGGTCGTCTTGCTATTGAGCAGCTTCTGCTTGCTACAGAAGCAGGACTCGGTCATGGCGAAACACCTATCTTCCCGATTCAGATTTTCCGTGTCAAGGAGGGAGTCAACTATAATCCCGATGACCCGAATTATGACCTGTTCAAACTGGCGATGAAGGTCAGTGCAAAGCGTCTGTTTCCTAACTTTGCTTTTATTGACGCACCTTTCAATCTCCAGTATTACAAGCCCGGTCATCCTGAAACGGAGGTTGCCTACATGGGCTGCCGTACTCGTGTAATGGGTAATGTTTATGACCCGTCTCGTGAGATCGCTCCCGGCAGAGGTAATCTGAGTTTCACTTCTATCAATCTTCCGAGGCTTGCTATTGTGGTCGATGGCAATATTCCTCAGTTTTTCAAACTGCTTGACGGAATGCTCGACAAAACCATGCAGCAGCTTCTCGATCGATATGAGATTCAAGCGTCAAGAGTAGTTAGAAACTTTCCATTCCTCATGGGAGAAGGCGTATGGATGGACTCTGACAAGCTTGGGCCGGATGATGAAGTTGGAGAGGTGCTGAAACACGGAACACTCTCTATCGGTTTCTGTGGGCTTGCAGAGTGTCTTGTGGCATTAACAGGGCATCATCATGGTGAAGATGAAGCATCTCAGGAACTCGGCTTAAAAATCGTAAAATATATTCGGAACTACTGTGATGAGAAAAGCAAGCAGTTTGGCATGAATGTAACCTGTCTTGCTACTCCTGCTGAAAGCTTAGCCGGACGCTTACTTAGAGCTGACCGAAAAGAATTTGGCATTATTAAGGGAGTTACCGATCGTGAATACTACACCAACAGTTTTCATGTTCCGGTCTATTATCATCTCCCGGCTCTTAAGAAAATCGACATTGAAGCTCCGTACCATGCTCTCACCAACGCCGGTCATATTTCTTATGTAGAACTCGACGGTGATCCGACCAAGAACCTTGCAGCTTTCGAGCGAGTCGTAAGACACATGAAAGAAGCTGGCATCGGTTACGGAAGCATCAATCATCCTGTAGACCGAGATCCTGTCTGCGGTTATAACGGTATTATCAATGACACCTGTCCCTGCTGCGGACGGAGCGAGGCTGATGGAGTTCCTTTCGAACGCATTCGTCGCATCACTGGATATTTGGTCGGAACTCTTGATAAGTGGAATGACGCTAAGCGTGCGGAGGAGCGAGATCGTGTCAAGCATGAAGTTGATTCGAATTTCGGGGATTGAGCCGGAGTCCATTGTCGATGGAGAAGGCATCCGATATGTGATATTTACACAGGGTTGTCCTCATCATTGCCCCGGCTGTCATAATCCTCAAACTCACCCGTTCGGTGGCGGAAAACTCGTGTCGATCGAAGATATACTCGATGATATTTCAAAAAGAAAAAAATGGATAGACGGCATCACCCTTTCCGGAGGTGAACCATTCTGTCAGATTTACCAGTGTGCTCTGATCGCTGAAAAAGCTCATGAAATGGGGCTTAGCGTTTGGTGCTACACTGGTTATCTTTTTGAAGACTTGTACAGGCAAGGCATCGAGCTTCTGAAACATATTGATGTGCTTGTTGACGGCCCGTTTGTACAGGCTGAAAAATCGTTGGATCTTGACTTCAGAGGAAGCCGCAATCAGCGGATAATTGATATTCCGGAAAGCTTGAAAGAAGGCGTAGCAATCTTGAAACAAACTTAGAAGAAAGGAGTACCTGCATCATGGCGAACACTACTAATCCTCGACGAAATGCCGAAGGATATTCTGACCCGACCGCTTATGAAGCCCTCAAGAATATTGAGCGTGAAGAAGACGAAAGATTTCATAGGCTGCTGCATACACTGTTTTACTTGTGTGAGTTGGCTGACTTCGAGATCGAAGGTCGGATTATTCTGGTTGATAAACGGAACGGACGGGTTTGGAGATGAGAGAAATGAGTCCGTACATACTTGAAAATTGTGTAAATTTTAGCCCACTTTTGTTTGGCGGATTCGGGCAAAAGCCCACTTTTGAAAAAATTTTTGAGCGTGTACGGACAATTTTCTTGAAAAAAGCCCAGAAAAAGTGGGCAAAAGCCCGGTTTTGAAAACCAAAAGTGGGCAGAAAAATTCGGAGGCATTTTCTGAAAATGGCACTTTTTAGGCATTTTTTGCCCCAAAATGGCCGATTTGCGCCGATTTGAAATTTTTCTTGTGAAAAAAGCCCACTTTCCCACTTTTATTTCTTATTTAATTGCGATAAAAAGTTTTAATAAATATATAAATAGGGCGAGTAAAGTGGGCATTTGGCCAGAATCCAAAATACATAGCACAAGTCAATGGAAATGTCAAGACTTTTTACCGAAAGTTCTTCCTTTTTCTTTCAAGCTGTGCTATACTATAAGAGCCACACAATCTAATATGTTCAAGTCGTTTAGGGAAAACTGCTTTGGTAAAAAGTGTTTTCTCTCTTTACTCATTTCATTTGTCCCTTTGCGGCTTGATTGAGATTGTGTGGCAACAATGAGGGTTGACACTTTTTCGGTGCGTCTCTCGTTGTAGGGGCGCACTTTTTTAATGCCCTCGGAAAGGATGGGATAATGAGATGAGAAAGTTCTTGGCAGCGTGCATGGCGATTGTCATGATATTTATGATTGCAGGTTGTAGTTCAGAGGGGCATGAAGGCGAAGCTAAAACTCCGTCAGGTTCCAGTATTCAAAAAGGCAAGGATTATCAAAAAGTAGTTGACGAGTTTGAAAGTAGTGGCTTCACAAACATCAAACTTGAAAAACTTGACGACCTTGTTACTGGTTGGCTTACAAAAGACGGTGAGGTCGAATCTGTTTCCGTGGATGGCGATACTGGATACTCTGCTGATGCTTGGTATCCGGCTGATGTCGAGGTTATAATCACATATCACACATTCCCGGAAAAAGAAACTTCTGAAACAGACAGTGAATCCGTTTCAACCGAAGCGCCCGCTATTGATATTTTGACAGTAGATAATTCTCCGGAATTGGCAGCAATACTTTCTCTTAAAGCAGATATGGACCAATCGTATGCCGATTTTGCAGAGGCTCATAAGAACCAGGTTATTGAGTTTAATGGCTGCATTACATATCTTACAAACCACGATAATTACGACACCCGATATGATTTGCTAATCAGTGCTGGAGACTATGTGGATGAAAATACTGCAAACCCTGGCCCAACTTTTAAGTTTAAGGATGTTGGTGTATATGATTTAGGAGACGGACTTACGCTTGCTGATTATATCAAAGTCGGCAGCAATGTAAGAATACAGGCTAAAGTGCGGAGCTACAATTCTGATACCGGTCTCTTTGAACTTGATCCAGTAAGTGTAGAAGCTCGATAACAAACAACTTTATATTTGACCGAGATGCTTAAACGGTGTCTCGGTCTTTTTTTATGCCTTTTTCCGCCGCGCGAAAAATACATCCCCTTTTATGAAGAGAGGAGTAAAAAAGCTATTTTTAAGAATAGGCATTCTCTTTTCAGTTTTGAAAAAAACTACATGAAAGGAGGCTCATTTGCCAATGCTCGAAAGTCAATTTCAATCGAAGCTCATTAAGGAGCTTAAGAAACTTTTTCCGGGTTGCATCGTGATGAAAAGTGACTCTGGATATTTACAGGGCATTCCTGATCTGCTTATTCTGTTCAATGACAAATGGGCTGCTCTGGAATGTAAACAACACGCTGGCGCAAAAAAGCAACCGAACCAAGAATATTATGTGGGCAAGATGGACGAGATGTCTTTTTCCAGATTTATTTGCCCCGAGAACAAGGAGGAAGTGCTGCATGATCTTCAACAATCATTCCAATCTTGAAGGGCAACATGCTTTTCTTGGTGCCAGCAAGTATCATTGGATTAACTATGATGAAACAAAAGTAGCCGATGCTTATTCAAAGTTTTTGGCCACACAGCGAGGAACCGTTCTACATGACTTTGCATGTCAATGTATCACTTTAGGGCAAAAACTCCCCAAGTCACAGAAAACATTGAACATGTATGTCAATGACGCAATTAGTTTTCGTATGGTGCCTGAACAGATTCTGTTCTATTCAGAAAATTGCTTTGGCACAGCTGATACGATTGTGTTTCGGAATGGTACGCTTCGTATTCACGATTTGAAGACCGGTGTCGTGCCGGCGCACATGGAGCAGCTTGAAATATACGCTGCTCTTTTTTGTTTGGAATACAAGGTGAAACCATCGGAAATCGAGATGGAACTTCGTCTGTATCAGAACAATGAAATTCTATATCACACGCCTACTGCCGAAGATATTGTTCCAATCATGGACAAAATTATTACCTTCGACAAGGTTATCAGAAAAATCAAAGAACAGGAGGGTTAAACCATGAGTCTCACGGATGATATTTTAATGCATTACGGTATGCCCAGAAGGTCTGGTCGTTATCCTTGGGGTTCGGGTGATAACCCTTATCAACACAGCGGCGATTTTCTCTCTCGTGTGGAAGAACTGAAAAAGTCCAATTTCACCTTTACTGACAAAGATGGAAAAACTTACACAGGAGAAGTAGCCATTGCAAAATCTATGGGCTTGAGTACAACCCAATTTCGTACCCAGATGAGCCTTGCGAAGGATGAACGCCGTTCTGCTGATGTCGCTACGGCTAAGGCTCTTCGTGCTAAGGGTTATAGTTTGAATGAAATCGCTGACAAGATGGGCTTCGCTAACGATTCTTCGGTTCGCTCGCTTTTGAATAAGAGTTCCGAAGCTCGTATGAATCAGGCAAAGCAGACCGCTGAATTTCTGAAAAAACAGATTTCGGAAAAAGGCATGATCGATGTCGGAACCGGAGTCGAAAGAGAGCTTGGTATTTCGAAAGAGAAAATGAACCAGGCTCTTTATATTTTGAAAATGGAAGGCTATCCCATCTATGTCGGCGGTGTCCCTCAGGTAACAAACCCGGGTAAGCAAACAAACATCAAAGTCCTTTGTCCACCCGGAACAGAGCACAAGGAGATTTATAATTTTGAGAATGTTCATTCTGTCAGAGATTATGTATCTCATGATGATGGCGAGACATTTGATAAATTTGTCTACCCCAAGAGCATGGACTCAAGCCGTTTGAAAATCCGTTATGCAGAAGATGGCGGTATTCAGAAAGACGGTGTTATCGAAATCCGTCGTGGTGTAGACGACTTATCTCTCGGTGATTCCCATTATGCTCAGGTTCGCATCCTGGTCGACGGCAATAGATATCTGAAAGGAATGGCTGTTTATTCTGATGATCTTCCTGATGGTGTGGATGTAATGTTCAACACCAATAAGAAAAAGGGCACTCCGACATCGGATGTTCTGAAGAAGGTAAAGGATGACCCCGATAATCCGTTTGGTTCCCTTATCAAAGCCGGTGGGCAGAGCTATTATATCGATGCTGATGGTAAACGACAGCTCTCCCTTATCAATAAGCGTGCTGAAGAGGGCGATTGGGGTGAATGGGCGGATAAACTCCCCTCCCAGTTTCTTTCTAAACAGAGTTTGAGTCTTGTCAATAAACAGCTGAATTTGGCGGCATCTGATAAGATGGCTGAATTTGATGAAATCTGCTCACTGACAAATCCGACGGTCAAAAAATCATTACTGAAATCCTTTGCGGATGATTGTGACTCTGCTGCTGTGCACCTTCAGGCAGCTGCTCTTCCTCGTCAGAAATATCAGGTGATCCTACCTATCACTTCGATGAAAGACAATGAAGTGTATGCCCCGAATTACAAGAATGGTGAAACAGTAGCTCTGGTTCGTTACCCACATGGCGGAACTTTTGAGATTCCTATCCTTACAGTGAATAACAAGCAGGCAGAGGCTCGTCGAATCCTTGGCAACACACCTAAAGATGCAATCGGTATTAACAGTAAGGTTGCGGAACGGCTTTCAGGTGCTGACTTTGATGGTGATACTGTCATGGTCATCCCCTGTAACTCTGGTAAAAGCAAGGTCAAGATTACTTCCACTCCTCCTCTGAAGGGACTTGAAGGATTTGACCCAAAATTGGAGTATGGTGGAAAACCGGCTGGCACTTTCAAGCCTATGAAGAACACACAGAAAGAGATGGGTGTCATTTCTAATCTGATTACCGATATGACTTTGAAGGGTGCCACGCAGGATGAGCTTGCAAGAGCCGTTCGCCATAGCATGGTAGTTATCGATGCCGAAAAACACAAGCTGGACTATAAGCAAAGTGAGATCGACAATGGCATCAGCTCTTTGAAAAAGAAGTATCAGGGCACGGTTGACGAAGATGGAAGATACCACGAGGGTGCTTCGACTCTGATTTCCCGTGCTAAATCGGAGACTTCTGTCACTAAGAGGCAAGGTAGTCCGAAAATCGATGAAAAGACAGGCGAATACATATGGAAAGATGTGGATGACCCTGTTTATGTCGATAAGCGAACTGGCAAGGTCAAAGAGCGTACTCAGCCCAGCACTAAGATGGCTGAGGCAAAGGACGCCTATACCCTGGTTTCCGAAGCTGATACCCCCGTGGAGCGTGCTTATGCTAACTATGCCAACAAAATGAAAGCCCTGGGCAACCAGGCTCGTCTTGAGATCCTCTCCACTGGGAAAGTACCCTACTCCGCCACTGCAAAAGAGGCCTATCAAGCTGAGGTCGATTCTCTGAATGCTAAGCTCAATGTAGCTCTGAAGAATGCACCCAGAGAAAGGCAGGCTCAGACTATGGCTAATGCGGTAGTGGCTGCTAAAAAGCAGGACAATCCGGATATGACAAAGGGCGAGCTCAAGAAAGCAAGCCAGCAGGCGCTTACTCAGGCTCGTGCCTCTGTTGGTGCAAAGCGAGAGACCATCAAGATTACAGATCGTGAATGGGAAGCAATTCAAGCTGGCGCTATTAGCGAGAATAAGCTTACCCAAATCATCGACAATGTGGACATTGACAGTCTTAGACAGCGTGCAACACCGAGAGCGACAACAACTCTCAGCACTGCAAAGCAGAATAAGATCGCTTCGATGAATGCTTCTGGTTACAGCACATCGGAAATTGCTGAAGCTCTTGGCATTTCTACGAGCACGGTGTCCAATTACTTGAATTGAAAGGAGTGACTGGTATGAATGGTTCTTGTGCCCTTACCACATTTGACAACCCTTACAATCCATTTGAACAGTTCTCCGATTGGTTTCTGTTTGATGTAGAAAAGGGTTACAACACTTGCGCTTATCTCGATCGAATTGCTCACACTTCTGACCAATTCTCTGAAGAAGAGAACAATCAAGAGATTGAAAGAGCGATTGACGAGATCATTCGTTACGACTTCATGAACATTTACAAGAAAGTTAAGAGAACGAAAACAACAAAAGCAGATAAGACTTGAACTATAGGTTGAGGTCTAATACTCTTTGAATAAAATTTTTGTTTTCTTTTCTGAAAATATTTGAACTTGAAGTCAGCATAAACAAATTATCACTTGATCTGCACTACTGCCGCTGGGCTTAAAGGCATGGGGAGGGGGTCTCCAAAATCGCACCCCCTACCTCATCGCGGCGGTCTTAAAAAAATCTCCGGAGGGATATTTTTGGAATGGGGTTTACTCCTCGGGTGCAGTATTTGAACGAGCTTACAGGGTTGAAGCATTTTCCATAAAGTGTGAACATCTCCTTTCATGTTTCTTTTCTCCTTTCGGTGATTGGTGGAAAATCAGCTCTGTAAGTTCTTTCAAATACTGCACCTATTCTTACCCAAAAGAGCAACAGGTTGAGCAAAAAGTGCAGTACAAGTATGCGGATATGGCGGAACTGGCAGACGCAATAGACTCAGGATTTATTGGAGGCAACTCCGTGCAGGTTCGATTCCTGTTATCCGCACCAAATTTTTAAGAGAGGAGGCAGTGCTGATGCCAAAAGGTAAAGCTGCAAGCTCTTCCGACTCAAACAGCCCATTGAGACCGCCGACATCTCTCGAAGCGCAAGAGAACTTAATGATTTCTTTGGCGATTCAATGTGCTGAAAAGCAGCTCAGAGACGGAACTGCTTCTTCTCAGGTCATAACACATTATCTGAAACTCGGTTCCAGTAAGGAACGAATTGAAAAGGAGATTCTGGAGAAGAAGAAAGAGCTTATCGAAGCTAAAACTAAAAATCTGAACTCCAACAGCGAAGCCAAAGAATTGTATAACAAGGCTCTCGAAGCGTTTAGGAGATATTCTGGTGCAGGCGGTGAAGACGATGAATATTAAAACTTATTCAGAGTTAATTACACTGCCTACATTTGAGGAACGCTTCCGTTATTTGAAACTTGACGGTTCTGTTGGAAAAGAAACTTTTGGTTTTAAGCGATGGCTGAATCAAGAATTCTATCATTCAGATATGTGGCTGCAATTCAGAGATGAAATCATTATTCGAGATGAAGGTTGCGATCTCGGTGTACCAGGTTACGAGATCTTCGGCTCAATATTGATTCATCATCTAAACCCAATTACTTATGAAGACATCTTAAATCGAAACCCATGTGTCTTCGATCCGGAGAATGCGATCTGTACGAAGTTGAACACGCATAATGCTATTCACTACGGCGATGAGAGTCTGTTGGTTCTTCCTCCGGTACAGCGCACACAAAACGATACCTGTCCCTGGCGAAAATAATGAAAGGAGAAATTTTCAATGTCTAATGAGATTCATGAAAAATCTATTCCTGATACTTCGGCTGAAATCGTCGAGGAACAGGAAACAGAGCTTTGCGAAGATGCTGCTCGAAATGTGATCGGTGTTGTCACGGATTGTCTGAAACTGAACATTCGTGAGAAACCCAGTATGGATTCCAAAGTCGTAACGGTTGCGACCTGTCTTGATGAACTGGAAATTGACATGGGCGATTCTAATGATGATTGGTACGCTGTCTGCACTGCCGCCGGTATTGAAGGATTCTGCATGAAGAAATTTGTAGCCGTCAGGCAGTAAGGAGAAACGATATGGATAGCATACTGACATCGATCAAAAAGTTGCTCGGAATTGCTGAGGAGTACGAGCACTTTGACCAGGACATCGTAATGCATATCAATTCGGCATTCTCGGTCTTGACGCAACTCGGTGTCGGTCCCGAAGAAGGATTCCGTATCGAAGATGCGAGTAAGACCTGGTCCGAATTCCTGTACGATGATCCTCGTCTTGAATTTGTAAAAACTTTTATCTACCTGAAGGTAAAACTGGTGTTTGACCCGCCTTTAAGTTCTGCGGTCATGGAAGCAATCAACCGGCAGATCAGTGAACTTGAATGGCGAATCAATGTGACAGTTGACCCGGATTAAATGTGAGAGGAGGATTTCAAAATGGATAATACAGCACTTGCCCATCACGGTATCATCGGAATGAAGTGGGGTGTTCGTCGCTACCAGAATAAAGATGGTACTCGTACTACAGCTGGGAAGAAAAGAGAGAGCTCTTCTAAATCTGATGCTCCTGCTCATGAGGACTATGCTAAAGCTCATAACAGTAAGAGCGTTAAGTCCATGAGTGATGCAGAGCTTCGTAACCGACTGAATCGTCTTCAGATGGAGAAACAGTACAGTCAATTGTCTTCGACTGATGTGAATCGTGGAAAGGAATATGTATCGAAAACGCTGAAAGTTGCCGGCACAATTGCGACTGCTACTTCGACTGCTTTAACTATTTACAATAACTATGGAAAGATCAAAGAAATTGTAAACGGTATGGCTAAGAAGGCTGGCTAAGGAGGTACTTATGGCATTATCAAACACTGCCGTTCCCAAGTATTATGGCATGTTTCGTGATGCCGTAATTCGAGGGGAGATTCCGGTTTGCAAAGAGATCTCCATGGAGATGAATCGCATTGATGACCTCATCGCTAATCCGGGTGTGTACTACGACGACCAAGCTGTTGAGGGGTGGATCGCTTATTGCGAGTCTGAACTAACTCTAACAGATGGCTCCGACCTTAGCCTTTTGGATAGCTTCAAGCTTTGGGGTGAGCAGATCTTTGGTTGGTATTATTTTGTTGAACGAAGCGTGTATCAGCCGAATCCAGATGGTCACGGTGGGCACTATGTTTGCAAGAATGTGAAAAAGAGGTTGATTAACAAACAGTATTTGATCGTTGCACGAGGCGCCGCCAAATCAATGTACGGCTCAACTCTGCAAGGTTACTTTCTGAATGTCGACACATCTACTACCCATCAGATAACAACTGCTCCAACGATGAAACAGGCGGAGGAGGTCATGTCCCCTCTTCGCACCGCTATCACTCGTTCGAGAGGACCGCTGTTTCAGTTCTTGACAGAAGGCTCTTTGCAAAACACAACTGGTTCCAAAGCGAATCGAACAAAGTTAGCCTCTACAAAAAAGGGCGTTGAAAACTTCCTTACTGGTTCTCTTCTTGAGGTCAGACCAATGAGCATCAATAAGCTTCAGGGTCTACAGATCAAGGTTGCGATCGTTGATGAGTGGCTTTCAGGTGACATTCGAGAAGACGTTATCGGTGCAATTGAGCAGGGTGCATCTAAGGTGAATGACTACATCATCGTTGCAATCAGTTCGGAAGGTACGGTTCGTAACGGAAGCGGCGACACCATCAAAATGGAGTTGATGGACATCCTTAAGGGTGACTACATCAATCCTCACGTTTCGATTTGGTGGTACAAGCTTGACTCCATTGACGAAGTCGGAGACCCGGAAATGTGGCTCAAGGCTAATCCGAATCTTGGAAAAACCGTAAGCTATGAAACTTATCAGCTTGATGTTGAAAGAGCTGAAAAAGCTCCAGCTGCCCGAAACGATATTCTTGCTAAGAGATTTGGACTGCCTATGGAGGGTTACACCTATTACTTCACTTACGAAGAAACTCTTCCGCATCGAAAGAGGGACTACTGGCAGATGCCTTGTTCCCTCGGTGCAGACTTATCACAGGGCGATGACTTCTGCGCATTTACATTTTTGTTCCCTCTGCCAAACGGTTCCTTTGGCATCAAGACACGAAACTATATTACCTCTACCACTTTAATGAAGCTGCCTGCTGCTATGCGGATCAAATACGATCAATTCATGGCGGAGGGCAGTTTAATTGTTTTAGAGGGTGCTGTACTTAACATGATGGATGTCTATGAAGATTTGGACAACCATATTCAGGAGTGCGGATACGATGTTCGATGTCTTGGGTTTGACCCTTATAATGCAAAAGAATTTGTGGCGAGATGGGAATCTGAAAACGGTCCGTTTGGAATTGAGAAAGTTATTCAGGGCGCTAAAACCGAATCAGTTCCACTTGGAGAACTGAAAAAGCTTTCTGAAGAAAGAATGCTTATCTTCGATGAGGACCTTATGACCTTCGCTATGGGTAACTGCATTACCCTTGAAGATACAAACGGAAACCGTAAACTTTTGAAGAAGCGATACGAGCAGAAAATCGATGCTGTTGCGGCAATGATGGACGCTTATATTGCTTATAAACTCAATCGAGACGCATTTGAATAAGGAGGTGGTCAAGTTGGATGAGATGTATCATCATGGTATTCTCGGTCAGAAATGGGGCGTTCGCCGTTTCCAGAACAAAGACGGTACTTTGACCGCAGCCGGTCAAAAGCGTTTGGAAAAGAAAGACGCAAAGTGGGCTCATAAAAACCACGACAAAATTGTATCCAAAGCCCGCAAAGATGTTTCCAAAGAACTCAATCAGTACGCCGATCAGCTATTAAAAAATCCTTCTTCCGTGACATCGAAAGGTAAAATCAGTTCTTCGGCTATCAATTCCTATAATCGGAAAATGGCTGAGCTGATGAATGAGTCCGTTAAAAATGTTACCGCACCTTCGGGGCGTGTCGTTCAATTCGTTGCAAAACGAGGAGAAGTTGGCGTGCATATGGCTCTGGCTGACAGAGGCTATGATATGCAGCAGCTGAAGAACGGTATCTGGGCTTCCGGTCGAGTTGCCTATAAGAAGAAAAATGTTGATATGGTTTAAGGAGGTGATGATTCAAAATGGAGATGTCTTTTGGTTCCAGATTGAAACATGCTTGGAATGCGTTTACCGGCAATGTTCAAATGAACTACCGGGATTTGGGTATGAGCTATTCATATCGAGCTGACAGACCAAGAATGTCCAGAGGCAATGAAAGATCAATCGTCACATCGGTTTATAACCGAATTGCGCTTGATGTTGCGGCCCTGAATGTTCAGCATGTTCGGTTGGATGAAAATGGGCGTTTTCTTTCGGTCATCGATGACGGATTGAATAATTGCCTCACTTTGGAAGCGAATGTCGATCAGACGGCACGGTCGTTCGTTCAGGATGTAGTTATCTCTATGTTTGATGAAGGAAGTGTGGCTATTGTTTCGGTCGACACCACGACTGATCCAAATGTGTCCGGTTCGTATGATATACAGTCTCTGCGTGTCGGACAGATTTTGGACTGGTATCCGCAGTATATTCGTGCTCGCGTGTACAATGAACAGACGGGCAGAAAAGAAGATATTGTGGTGCCAAAAAGTGCAGTGGCTATCATTGAGAATCCGCTGTACGCAGTTATCAATGAGCCAAACTCGACTATGCAGAGGCTCATTCGTAAACTTAACCTACTTGATGTCATTGATGAGCAAAGTGGATCTGGGAAACTCGATTTGATTATTCAGCTCCCCTATGTCATCAAGACAGAAGCAAGGCGTCAACAGGCCGAAAATCGGCGTAAAGATATAGAAAGCCAGTTGTCGGGTTCAAAGTATGGTATCGCTTATACCGATGGTACTGAGCATATCACACAGTTGAATCGTTCCGTGAATAACAACCTGATGTCCCAGATTGAATACTTGACGAGTATGCTATACAGCCAGTTGGGAATCACTCAGAGCATTTTGGATGGAACAGCGGACGAGAAGACAATGTTGAACTACAATAACCGGACAATCGAACCGATCATTTCCGCCATTGTTGATGAGATGAAACGAAAGTTTCTGACAAAAACTGCCCGATCACAAGGACAGTCGATTTCGTTCTTCAGAGATCCGTTCAAACTGGTTCCTGTTAATGAAATTGCTGAAATTGCTGACAAATTCACGAGAAATGAAATTATGACTTCGAATGAAATTCGTCAGGTCGTCGGTATGAAACCTTCTGATGACCCGAGAGCAGACGAACTCAGAAACAAGAATCTGAGTGAACCGTCCGGCTCCGATCAGCAGTCGGAAGAAATGCCAACCACCACAGATGATTCAGTCGAAGGGTCAGCAAGTGATTTGGACGACAAAATCTCTAAGCAAAAATCGAAAAAGTAAGGAGGAAATTCAAAATGAGTAGACCTTTTTCGGTTGAGGCTTGTGATTTCAGCGGCTGGGCAACCCGAAACGACCTTAAGTGTTCCGATGGCCGAGTAATTCGTCGGGATGCCTTTAAGAATAACGACGGTATTAAAGTCCCGCTGGTCTGGAATCATCAGCACAACAGTCCTCGTGATGTTCTCGGTCATGCATGGCTTGAGAACCGTGAGGAAGGTGTTTACACCTATGGCTTCCTCAATGACACCGCTGACGGTGAAATTGCGAAAGTCCTTATCAAGCATGGCGATATCTGTGCTCTGTCCATTTACGCCAATCAGCTTCAGCAGGCTGGTCCTGATGTGCTGCATGGTTGTATTTGTGAGGTGAGTCTTGTGCATAAGGGTGCTAACCCCGGTGCATTTATCGACTCCATGTTGAAGCACGGCGAAATGTCCGATGATGAAGCTATCATCTATACCGGAATGCCTCTTTGCCTTTCCCATTCTGCCGAGTCTAAGGATGAGCAGAAAGAAGAGGAAAAGAAGGAGGATACCAAAGAGGGCAAGTCTGCTGAAAACAAGGAAGAGAAGAAGGACAATGAAGAGACGATCGCTGATGTAATCGATTCCATGTCCGAGAAGCAGCAGAATGTCATGTATGCGCTTATCGCACAGGCTCTCGAAGGCGAACCCGAAAAGGAATCCAAGGACGATTCCGACAACAAATCTGAATCCAATAAGGAGGATAACACAATGAAACATAATGTCTTTGACAACGATCAGCAGAAGAAGACCGAGGTTCTGTCTCACGCTGACCAGGCAAGCATCATTTCCATGGCTAAGTCCAACAGCGTCGGCAGTCTCCGTACTGCTATGGACATCTACGCAGAGCAGAATCCTGACAGTGTTCTGGCTCACGGCATCGATGGTATCGAAACTCTGTTTCCTGAGTACAAGGATGTCCGTCCCGGTGCTCCTGAACTGCTCACTACTGACCAGGGTTGGGTAAACGAGGTTCTGAAGAAGGTTCATAAGAGCCCTATCTCCCGTATCCGTACCCGTCAGGCTGACCTGCGTAACATTGAGGCTCTTCGTGCCAAGGGTTACAAGAAGGGCACTCAGAAGGGTTATGTCGGCAACATCCAGCTGCTCCACAGAACCACCGATCCTCAGACCGTGTATGTGAAGAGCAAGCTTGACCGTGACGACATCATCGATATTCAGGACTTTGATGTGGTACAGTACCTGTACGGCATCGACCGTATGAATCTGAACGAGGAGCTGGCAACGGCTATCATGATCGGCGATGGTCGTGAGGTTGGTGCTGACGGTAAGATCGCTGAGGATAAGATCCGCCCGATTTGGCTGGATGACGAGCTGTACACCATTCATGCTGATGTCGACATTGCCGGCATGAAGAGCACGCTTCAGGGCACCAACACTTCCGCCAATTTCGGCGAGAATTACATTTATGCAGAAGCCGTGATCCAGTCTCTGCTGTACGCTCGTGAGAAGTATAAGGGCTCTGGCACTCCCGACTTCTACTGCACGCCTCATCTGGTCAATGTCATGCTGCTTGCCCGTGACCTGAATGGTCGCCGCATCTATGACAAGGTCAGTGATCTGGCTGCGGCTCTGAATGTCGGTCAGATCATTACGGCAGAGCAGTTCGAGGGTAAGACTCGTACTACTACGGACAGCAAGACCAAGAAGCTTCTGGGTCTTATGGTCAACCTGGCTGACTATTCTCTGGGTGCTACCAAGGGCGGTGAAATCACTCACTTCACTGATTTCGACATCGACTTCAACCAGGAGAAGAGCCTGCTGGAGACTCGTTGCTCCGGTGCTAACACTCGTGTTATGTCCGCTATTGCTCTGGAAGAGGATGTCACTGCTAATATTGGCAGCTAAATTCAGCGAGGAGTGAAAATTCAAAATGGCTAAATTTTATGGAGTAATCGGCTACGCTGTAACAGAAGAGACTAAGCCGGGCGTTTGGGCAGAGAAGATTATCGAGCGTATGTACTATGGTGATCTAACTCGTAACACTCGTAGGCTTCAGCCTGCGGAACAACTCAACGACAACATCAATGTTGCGAATGAGATCAGTATCGTAGCCGATCCATTTGCCAATGAGAATTTTCATTCGATGAGATACGTTGAGTTTATGGGTGCTAAATGGAAAGTCACAAGCGTCGAAGTTCAGTACCCAAGACTTATACTGACTGTGGGAGGTGTATACAATGGCGAGCAGGCTTAATCTGCAAACTTTCCTGGAAGAAATCCTTGAAAGCAGAAATGTGTATTTTCAACCTCCTGAGTCGGTAAAAATGAAATACCCCGCTATCGTTTATGCACTTGATGATATCGAAAATGTGCACGCCGATAACGGGGTTTATTCATCTCACAGACACTATTCTGTCACTGTCATTGACTCTGACCCGGATAGTGAGCTTGTCGGTAAGGTGGTTTCTATATCCACATGCCGATTTGAACGATATTATGCAAGCGAGAATCTGAATCATTGGAATTTCTCGCTCTATTTCTGATAAGGAGGAATATCTTTATGTCCAAAATCATTTGGGATAAAACTGGCGAGCGCCTGTACGAAACCGGCTGTGACCATGGCGTTCTCTATCCGATGCAGACCGGCGGCGTTTATAACAAGGGTGTTGCATGGAATGGTCTGACTGCCGTTACCGAGAGCCCTTCCGGTGCTGAGGCTTCCCCTATTTACGCCGATAACATCAAGTATGTGAATCTGGTTTCCAACGAGGAGTTCGGCGCTACTGTTGAGGCATATATGTACCCCGATGAGTTTGCCGAGTGTGATGGTTCCGTTGAGATCATGCCCGGTATGTATGCCGGTCAGCAGTCCCGTAAGACTTTCGGCCTGGCGTATCGTACCATTCTGGGTAACGATACCGATCTGAACGATTACGGCTATAAGCTGCATCTGGTTTATGGTTGTTTGGCAGCGCCTTCTGAAAAGGGTTACAGCACTGTCAACGATAGTCCTGAGGCGGCTACTCTGTCCTGGGAAATCAGCACCACGCCTGTCTCTATCAACAAGCTGGTCAACGGTAAGAAGCTTAAGCCGACTGCCACTCTGACTTTCGATTCCACCAAGTTCAGTGCCGAGTTCATGTCCAAGCTGGAAGAGATCCTGTACGGTAAGGACCCGACTACTGATGGTGGTAGTGATGGCGTTGAGCCTCGTCTGCCTCTGCCTGATGAGATCATTGAGATCTTCGATAAGCTTCAGGCTGCCGGCTAATTTGTAAGAATTATGGAGCCGTATTCAGGTAAGCTGGCGGCTCCTACTTTTTTAATTTGAAAGGAGAAAATTTCAATGACTAAGGAAACTATCACTTATACCGATCTGAATGGTGTTCAGAGAACTGAAGATTTTTACTTCGACCTGTCCAAGCCTGAAATCGTAAAGATGCAGGCGAGTGCCAAGGGTGGCTATGATGTTCAGCTCAAGAGTATCGCTGCCAGTCCGAATGGGGCGCTTATTATGGAGTTCTTCGAGAACTTTATTAAGACCGCCTATGGCGAGAAGAGCGATGACGGCAGACGCTTCATGAAGTCCGAGGAAATTTCCAGAAGCTTTATGGAAACTCCCGCTTATGAGGTACTGTTTGAGAAGCTTGTCACCGATGCCGGTGCCGCATCCGAATTTGTCAATCGTGTAATGCGTGCCAACGGCAATAAACAGGCTACGCCCATCGCATCTAATTGAAGAAAGCTCGGAGGACTAAGGAATGCTGAAAATTACTGTACCGGCTGCCGAGTTTTGGGATGAAATTCATGAGGAATTTGTCTACAAGAAAGAGCAGACTTTGCAGTTGGAGCATTCCTTAGTCTCTCTTTCAAAATGGGAAAGCAAATGGAACAAGGCATTTCTCGGAAAACAAGAAAAAACCGACGAGGAAATTCTTGATTATGTACGATGTATGACTTTAACCCAGAATGTCGATCCCGAAGTATATACTCGGCTGTCTGCTGAAAACTACGCCGCCATTAACGCGTACATCGAAGCACCTATGACTGCTACTTGTCTTATCGAGGACAAGCAGACCAGAGGTAATAAGGAAACGGTTACATCGGAGCTTATTTACTACTGGATGATTTCTTATAACATCCCTGTGGAGTTTCAAAAATGGCATCTAAACCGACTGTTGACTCTCATACGGGTATGTAATGTCAAGAACTCTCCGCCTAAACGAAGAAGTAAGCGTGAAATGTGGAATCGTAATGCAGCTATTAACGCTGCTAATCGAAAACGCTTTGGCTCTAAGGGGTGATCGAATGAACAGACGATGCCGAAAATGTGTGTTAAGGCGAGTTTGCCATAAGAAACAGCCTTACAATAACTGGCTTAAAACTTTTACCAAAAAAGCAGTAGCAATCATTCTTGTGGTTTCACTGATTGATCTGCAACTGTCTTATGTGCTTGCGTTTATGGGGCAAGTACAAATTGCGGAATCGCTTTCCAGCACAATAGCGTCGACAGTTGTCGGGGTTATGCTTGGCTACTTCTTCAAAGCTCTTTTCGAAACATTCTTCGAAAGGCGTGAAGAACGACTCAAGCAGGAAAGTGAACCGGAAGAAAATACGAATTATGAGGAGGTTTAGTTATGCCTATCAGTTTTTTGACTACAGCACTGTTGATCGTATCCGTTATCACAAATCTGACAGTGGAGGGCATTAAGAAGCTGCTTGACGGAACAAAGGTCAAGTATTCTTCTAATGTTCTTGCGGCAGTTCTGTCCGTCCTGATCGCCTGTGCTGTTAGCGTGATTTACCTTATTATGACCGACACTGTCTTTACTATGAAGATTGGGGTTGAGATCGTCGTTCTGATGTATCTGGGCTTCCTGATCTCTACGGTTGGCTATGACAAGGTTATTCAGATGCTGAAACAGATTCAGAGTGTGAAGGAGGAAACGAAAAATGAGTAACAGTCCTCTGGTATCTTACACCAAGCTAAGTCCTAATCATTCTGGGCAGAGAACCCATGCCGTCGACCGTATCACACCTCATTGTGTAGTTGGTCAGTGCTCGGTGGAAACCCTGGGCAATATTTTTGCTCCGACTTCCCGACAGGCTTCCTGTCAGTATGGCATCGGTGTGGATGGTCGAGTGGGTATGTATGTGGAAGAAAAGAACCGTTCCTGGTGTTCTTCTTCTAATGCAAACGATCAGCGTGCTATTACGATTGAGTGTGCCAGCGATGCTACACATCCTTATGCGTTCAACGACACTGTATATGCGAAACTGATCGAGCTTTGCACAGACATTTGCAAGCGTTACGGAAAAACCAAGCTGCTCTGGTTCGGCGATAAGACAAAGACTCTGAATTATGAGCCTGCCTCCAATGAAATGGTTCTGACCGTGCATCGTTGGTTCGCCAACAAGAGCTGTCCGGGTGACTGGATGTATGCTCGAATGGGAGATCTTGCGTCCAAAGTCACAGCGAAACTCGGAGGCTCTACTGGCGGAACTGAGAAGCCTGCCGATAATCAGGTACTTTATCGCGTGCAGACAGGAGCCTTCAGTAACAAGGCAAATGCTGATGCGATGCTCCAGAAAGTGAAAGCCGCCGGTTTTGATACCTACATGGTCAAGGTAGACAATCTTTACAAGATTCAGGTTGGTGCTTTCAGCAAGAAAGCGAATGCCGATGTGATGGCTGCAAAGCTGAAAGCTGCCGGATTCGACACTTATGTAACGACTAAAAGCGGGACGGCGGTTTCGGCATCTTCAGCCAAGAAAAGCACTGACCAGGTTGCCCGTGAAGTAATTCAGGGTCTGTGGGGTAATGGCGCCGATAGAACTAATCGGCTGAAGGCAGCTGGTTACGATCCTTCCGTAATACAGAATCGGGTTAATCAGCTTCTTAAATAAGGAGGTCCGTGAATGATAAGGTTCAGTCACAAGGGAGACTTCTCTAAAGTTACACGCTTTTTGGAGAGGGCAAAAGAAGTGGTCCATCTCGGAGACCTCGACAAGTATGGCCGAGAAGGGGTCGCTGCTCTTGCGTCTGCAACGCCTGTCGATTCCGGTTTGACCGCCAGTTCATGGTATTACGAAATCGTAAACCGAAATGGATCTGCAAAGATCACTTTTTACAACTCGAATATTCAAAATGGGGTTCCGATAGCGATCATTCTGCAATATGGTCACGGAACTCGTAACGGAGGCTGGGTACAGAGTCGAGACTACATCAATCCTGCTATCCAGCCTATTTTTGACAAAATTGCAAATGAAGCATGGAAGGAGGTTACGAAGCTATGAGCAAAACTATCGACGAAAGAGTCGTAGAAATGCGGTTTGACAATAAGCAGTTTGAGAGCAATGTTCAGACCAGTCTGTCCACCATTGAAAAATTAAAGAAGAGTTTGGACATGGATGGCGCTACAAAGGGTCTTGAAAGCATCGACAGCGCTGCTAAGAAAGTCGATATGTCGGGGCTTGGCTCTGCGGTTGAAACAGTAAAGACTCGATTCTCGGCATTGGAAGTCATGGCTGTAACCGCCCTCGCAAACATCACCAACTCGGTTGTGAACACCGGCAAACAAATGCTCCATTCCTTGACGATTGAACCCATCAGTCAGGGTTTTGAGGAATACGAGCTGAAGATGGGGTCAATTCAGACCATCATGATGAGTACCGGTGCATCTCTTGAAGAAGTTAACAAGTATCTTCAGGAATTGAATACATACTCGGATAAGACCATCTACTCATTTCAGGATATGACTTCCAATATCGGTAAATTTACCAACGCTGGTGTCGGTCTTGAGGATGCGGTTATGGCTATTCAGGGTGTGTCGAATGTTGCCGCAGTGTCTGGTGCTAACGCAAATGAGGCATCCCGTGCCATGTATAACTTTGCACAGGCTTTGTCTGCCGGTTATGTTAAGCTGATTGACTGGAAATCTATTGAGAATGCTAATATGGCAACCGTTGAGTTTAAGACCCAGCTTCTTGAGTCGGCTGTTGCCTGCGGCACTTTGACTAAAACCGCCGATGGTATGTACAAGACCGTCAAGGGCAATGTCATTGATGCTACGCATGGCTTTAATGATTCTTTGCAGGATCAGTGGATGACCACAGAAGCACTCGTCAGCACTCTTCGTAATTATGCTGATGAAACGACGGAAATTGGTGCAAAAGCATTCGCTGCTGCGCAGGATGTTAAGACGTTCACCCAGTTAATGGACACTCTGAAGGAAGCCGTAGGCTCCGGATGGGCGAACACATGGGAAATTCTGTTCGGTGATTTTGAAGAAGCCAAAGAGCTTTGGACTGGGCTCAGCCAGGTTATTGGCGGATTTATTGATGCCTCAGCAGATGCTCGTAATGAAATGTTGCAAGGATGGAAAGATCTTGGCGGAAGAACCAAACTGATCGAAGCACTCAAAAATGCTTTTGAAGGTGTTCAGAGCGTTATTAAGCCGATCTATGAGGCATTCCGTGAGATATTTCCCCCGACCACAGCCAAGCAGCTTTATGATATCACCGAAAATCTGCGAAAATTCACAGCAAATTTGAAGCTCGGTGATGCAGCTTCAGCAAATCTAAAATCCACATTCAAAGGCTTGTTTGCGATCTTGGATATCGTTAAGCAAGCCTTTTCCGCTATATTTACAGCAATCAAACCGTTGTTCGGTGGGTTTGGAACGCTCGGAGATGGAATTCTTGGTTTCACCGGCGGGATTGGCGATGCTATTGTGGCGTTTGATGAGTTTATCAAAACAAGCGGAGCATTCCAGAAAGTTGGTGAAGGCATTGCTGCGGTCATTCAGACAATTATGACTGCTTTATCCACACTGAAGAACAAGATCAAAGAGAAATTCGAATCTGCCAATTTCGAGTTATTCCACTCTTTGCTTGAGCGAATTCATGAGAGGATGGCGCAGGTTGGAGAAGCAGCCGGTGAGATGAAATCCGGCGTTATCGTCGCCTTTGAGGTCATTGGCGAAACTCTCGCTAATTGCCAGTTTGTTCAGCTTCTCTCTGCCGTATGGAATGCTGTTAAAACGATCGGCAGCGGTATTGTGAAAATCCTCGGTGAACTCGGCAGCTCTTTGGCGAAGAATCTCGGCGAAGCCAATTTCAGTGGAATCATCGATCTACTGAACGGAATCTCCTTCGGTGCTATTGCAGTCGGCGTCACGAAGTTTGTCGGCACCTTCCGAGAAGCTATCGAAGACATCGGCAGTTTCAAAGAATCTTTTATCGGGATTCTTGATAGCGTCCGAGGATGCTTTGAAGCTTACCAGAATCAGTTGCAGGCAGGTACATTGCTGAAAATTGCATCGGCTATTGCCATTCTCACAGCATCTTTAATTGCACTTAGTCTCGTAGACAGCGAAAAGCTGAATGTGGCTCTTGGAGCAATCACTGTGTTGTTTGCTGATCTTCTCGCTTCTATGGCGGTGTTTAATAAGATCAGTGGTCAGGCAACCGGTGTGGTGAAGAGTGTAACGGCTATGCTCGGTATTGCTACGGCAGTGCTGATTTTGGCAAGTGCACTCAAAAAGATTGCTGACCTGGACGCAAAGCAGCTTGCTACTGGTCTGATCGGTGTTGCAGGTCTAACGACTATGATGGTTGCCACAGCCAAAGCTATGAGCTCTAATAGCAAAGCTATCATTAAAGGTGCCACTCAAATGGTTATCTTTGCTGCTGCGATTAAGATTCTTGCTTCTGTTTGCGAGCAGCTTGCTCAATTGGATTGGAATCAGCTTGCCAAAGGTCTTGTGGGCGTCGGCGTTTTGCTGGCGGAGGTTTCTCTGTTCCTGAGAACCGCAAAATTCAGCGGCAAATCCATTACAACTGCTACAGGTATTGTAATTCTTTCGGCAGCGATCAAGGTGTTGGCTTCTGCCTGTAAGGATTTCGGTGAAATGAAATGGGAAGACATCGGTAAGGGGCTTGCCTCTATTGCCGCCCTTCTTGCCGAGATCACTGCGTTCACAAAACTTACCGGTAATGCTCAAAATGTCATTTCTACTGGTGTGGCATTGATTGCAATTGCCGCTGCTATGAAAATCCTCGCTTCTGCGGTTAAGGATTTTTCGACCATGCAGTGGGATGAGATCGCTCGTGGTCTGACTGTTATGGCGGGCGCACTTGCCGCAATCACTGTGGCGGTTAAATTCATGCCGAGTAATATGGCTGGTATTGGCGCCGGTTTGGTAATCGTTGCTGCGGCGCTTGTCGTTCTTGCAACAGCTCTTGAGAAGATGGGAAATCTGAGCTGGGAGCAGGTGGCAAAGGGTCTTATTACTCTCGGTGGAGCAATGACTATTCTTGCCATTGGGTTAAACGCTATGACAGGTACCCTTGCCGGCTCGGCGGCTCTGCTTGTTGCTGCGAGTGCACTCTTGGTGCTCACTCCGGTACTGGCTATTCTCGGTGCTATGAGTTGGAGTTCCATCGTGAAAGGTCTCGTTACCCTGGCTGGCGCATTTGCCGTCCTCGGTGTTGCAGGCGCTGTACTCACTCCGCTGGTCCCTTCTATTCTTGCTTTGAGTGGCTCGCTGGCATTGATCGGAGTAGCGGTTGTCGGTATTGGTGCCGGACTTGCTTTGGCAGGTGCGGGTTTGTCTGCTTTGGCAGTAGGCTTGACAGCTCTTGCCACAGCGGGAACCGCCGGTGCTACTGCCATCGTTGCTTCTTTGACCGTTATTATCACGGGTGTAGCAGGGCTTATCCCCGCTATTGTGGCTAAGATCGGTGAGGCAATCGTTGAGTTCTGCAAAGTTATCGCAGATAGTGCAGGCGCCATTGGAGAAGCAGTTAAGGCGGTTGTTCTTATGCTGGTGGATGTGCTCGTTGAGTGTGTCCCGGCTATCGCTGATGGAGCATTGAAGCTTATTGCCGGTGTTCTTGAAGCATTGGTGGAATATACTCCGTCCATTGTAGACTCTATCTTCCAGTTCCTTATCGCTGTACTTGAAGGTGTCGCTAAGAACCTCCCCGGTTTGATTCAGGCTGCGGTGGATGTATTGATGGCATTCTTCTCGGGTATTGTAGATGCGCTTAAGGGTATCGATACTGAAACTCTTCTTCAGGGAATTGTCGGTATCGGTCTGCTTGCAGCGATTATGGCTGCTTTGAGCGCAGTGGCTGCTCTGGTTCCCGGTGCAATGCTGGGCGTTCTCGGTATGGGTGCTGTCATCGCTGAACTTGCTCTTGTACTCGCTGCGGTCGGCGCTTTGGCACAAATTCCGGGCTTGAACTGGCTTATCAACGAAGGAGGCAATCTGCTTCAGGGAATTGGCACAGCAATCGGTAAGTTTGTTGGCGGTATCGTCGGCGGCTTTATGAGTGGCGTATCCAGTCAATTCCCGCAAATTGGTTCTGACCTTTCCGGTTTCATGACCAATGTTCAGCCGTTCCTTGACGGTGCGGCTTCTATAGATCCGGCTATGCTGGATGGCGTCAAGGCTCTTGCAGAAACGATTCTTATCCTGACAGCCGCAAATATTTTGGATGGACTGACCTCGTGGTTCACCGGCGGAAGCTCGCTTTCCGGCTTTGCTGAAGAGATGGTTCCGTTCGGAAAAGCCATGAAACAATTCTCTGATGAAATTAGCGGTATCGATGGAGAAGCAGTTTCTAATGCTGCAATCGCAGGTAAGACTCTTGCAGAGATGGCTGATACGCTTCCTAATACCGGTGGCGTTGTTGGTTTCTTTGCCGGAGAAAACGACATGAATGCGTTCGGCGAACAGCTTATTCCATTTGGTCGCGCCATGCGTAACTTTGCAAACGAAGTTGCTGGAATTGACGCCAGTGTTATTACAGAAGCGGCTACCGCTGGTAAAGCACTTGCGGAGATGGCAAGCACTGTTCCGAATAGTGGCGGTGTTGTCGGCTTCTTCGCCGGAGAGAACGATATGGACGATTTCGGAGAACAGCTGGTTCCTTTCGGTAGAGCAATGAAGAATTTCTCCGATGCCGTTTCCGGACTGAAAGCCGATGTCATTCAAAATAGCGTTACCGCAGGTCAGGCTTTGCTTGAACTTGCAAATACGGTACCGAATACGGGCGGTGTTGTATCCTGGTTTACAGGCGATAACGACCTTGAGACCTTTGGTGAACAACTCGTTCCATTTGGTACTGCAATGAAAAACTATTCTTTGGCTGTAACAGGATTGGACGCATCCGTTGTCACAAACTCTGCAAATGCAGCCAAAGCTCTGGTCGAACTTTCAAACAATTTGCCGAATAGCGGCGGCATCGTATCCTGGTTTACAGGAGATAACGATATTGCAAGCTTCGGTGAGCAGTTAGTATCTTTCGGACAGTCATTTGCTGCATACTACACCAGTGTCAGCGGAGTGGATGTGGCTAAGTTGAGTGGCGTGGTTGTTGAGTTCAGAAACCTTGTGGACTTGGCAAACGGCATTAAGAGCGTTGATACAAGCGGAATGTCTACATTTGCTCAAAATCTTACGAATTTGGGCAATGCGGGTATTGACGGCTTCATCAATGCTTTTACGAATGCGAATTCTCGTGTAAGCACCGCTGCAAACACAATGGTTACTACATTCATAAATGCTGCTAAAGCACAGCAAGGGAATCTGACAAGCACCTTCACTACCATGATTAACGGCATTGTTACTACTTTTACAAGTAAGTACAGTCAGTTTACGGTCATGGGACAGACTATGATGACCAATTTTATCTCTGGTATTCGTACCGGAGACGCATCGGCTCGGTCGGCATTTGTCACAATCGTATCCGGTTGTCTGACAGCAATCCGAAATAAGTTCTACGAGTTTAACACCGTTGGACAGACTACGATGACAAACCTCATTGCTGGCATCCGAACAAAGAACCAGCTTGCGAAAGACGCCTTTGTTCAGATCATTAACAGTTGTCTGACAGCAATCCGGAACAAATACACCGACTTCTATAACGCCGGTAAGTATCTTGTTGAAGGGTTTGCCGCTGGCATTACTGCCAACACCTACATGGCTGAAGCGAGAGCAAGAGCTATGGCAAGAGCAGCGGCAGCGGCAGCAGAAGCGGAACTCGACATCAACTCACCGTCTAAAGTCGGTTATCGAATTGGCGGTTTCTTTGGTATGGGCTTTGTTAATTCTCTGATCGACTATACCGATAAGTCCTATGACGCCGGTGCATCTGTTGCAAAGTCGGCTAAAGAGGGACTTCGCAATGCGGTTTCCAAGATCGGTGACTTCATTGAAAACGGGATTGACTCTCAACCGACGATTCGACCGCTGCTTGATCTGTCCGATGTAACGGAGGGAGCCGGCAGGTTATCCGCACTTCTGAGCCGGAATCAGGCAATGAAGATCAGCGCCGGTATGGAGCGTGAGGGTGGCAGTGTCGTTCAAAATGGCGGTACTACACCTACCTCTGGAAACAATTACAATTTCACACAAAACAACTATTCGCCTAAGGCACTGTCGAGAATTGATATTTATCGTCAGACTAAGAACCAGTTCTCGGCATTGAAAGGATTGGTGGAAACATGATTCATTCATTCGCTATCACCAATTACTTAGGTGATAGAATCAAACTTGACTTGAGGGAGCCTGAGGTTTCGGGCTTCCTCATCAAGTCTGTAACCGGCTTAGGTCCGGTCAAAGCAACTGTCAATACGACGGAAGTCGTCACCAATGACGGCTCTATGTTTAACTCAGCCAGACTGAGTCAGCGGAACATCGTTTTCCAAATCGTATTTGTTGATACGGTTTATGGAGAAACTATCGAGGATGTGCGGCAGAAATCCTACAAATACTTTCCAGCAAAGAAAAATGTCGAGATCATTATCGAAACCGATAACCGATATGTACGAACAAGCGGCTATGTGGAATCGAACGAACCAAACATTTTCAGCTCGCAGGAAGGAACATCGATCTCAATCATTTGCCCTGATCCGTTCTTCTATTCAGCCGGAGAGGATGGAAACAATGTAACGGATTTCTACAGTATTGACCCGATGTTCGAGTTTCCGTTCTCAAATGAGTCACTGACAGAACCTTTACTTGTATTTGGTGAAATCCAAATCAAGACTGAGGGTGTCATCACTTACTACGGCGATGCCGAAATCGGTGTAACGATCTATATTCATGCAATCGGTCCGGCAAGCAACATCAATATTTACAATACCGAAACCAGAGAAGTTATGAAGATCGATACCGTAAAGCTTCAAAAGCTGACGGGAAAAGGTATTGTCGCAAGTGACGATATTGTTATCAACACTTCAAAGGGCGATAAGAGCATTACTTTGATTCGTGAAGGCGTTTCTTACAACATCCTGAACTGCTTGGACAAGAATACCGACTGGTTCACGCTGGCAAAAGGTGATAACATCTTCGCATTTACTGCTGACAGCGGCGTTACCAATCTTCAGTTCAGAATTGAAAACAAAGTCATCTATGAGGGGGTATAACTATGGAACTTTTGGTCTTGAACACCGACTTTGAGTCCATAGCCGTCATAGACACTTATGAATCCATGATATGGACTGACCGGTATAATTCATATGGAGATTTCGAGATATTCTTCGCTATGGATACACAACTCTTGCAGTATTTGAAAGAGGATTACTATCTGTGGCTGAAGGATTCGGAGCACTGTATGATTATCGAGGACATCAAGATCAATGCCGACATAGAGGAAGGAAATCATCTTATCGTCACAGGCAGATCATTGGAGTCTATTCTTGAACGCCGCATCATCTGGGGACAGCGAATTTTCAATGGAAATCTTCAAAATGGCATCCAGACGATGTTGAATGAGTGTATCATTTCACCGTCTATTGCCGATCGAAAGATTTCTAACTTTGTGTTTGTTCCTTCTGTCGATCCTAAAATCACAAGCCTGAAAATCGACAATCAATACACAGGTGACTGCCTGTACGATGTCATTAAGGGACTTTGTGAGGAAAACAATATAGGGTTCAAGATCGTACTGACAGATGAAAATAAGTTTGCATTCAGTCTGTATGCCGGCGTTGATCGCTCTTATGAGCAGACAGAAAATCCGTATGTTGTTTTCTCTCCGAACTTTGAGAACATCATCAACAGCAACTACTATTCATCCAAAGCGAGTTTCCGAAATGTAACCTTGGTCGCAGGAGAAGGTGAAGGGGCATCAAGGCGAACTGCTATCGTTGGCTCAGCTTCAGGGCTTGACCGGCGTGAATTGTTTACAGATGCTCGTGACATCTCGTCTGATACCGAAGACGGAACCCTCTCGGATGCGGAGTACATGGCACAGCTTCAGACAAAAGGTTTGAAGAACCTGGCTGACCATATTGTGACTACCGCATTTGAAGGAGAAGTTGAAGTTACTCGACTGTTTAAGTACGGTGAGGATTTCTTTATTGGAGACATCGTTCAAATCGCCAATGAATATGGCAACGAGGGTTCAGCTTACATTTCAGAGCTGGTCATCTCGAACAGTGAGGAAGGATTGTCAATTTATCCGACCTTCAAAACTATTTCAAAGTAAGGAGGGAGAAACTGAATGAGTGTATCAAGCGGATTTTTCAATTCACTTAATGGTGACCGCAAATACAATGCCGCACAAATGTCGGCTATCTTTGATGGTCTCATCATTGATGGTGTATTTGCTTCTATCGGAACCGCTTTTGCCGTAAATGCAGCAGGCGGTCTTACCGTGAATGTTGGCATCGGCAAGGCTTGGTTCGACCATACATGGACGGTCAACGACAGTATTCTGCCGATGACTGCACCGGAAGCAGAAGTGCTTCTTGATCGTATCGACGCCGTGGTTCTGGAAGTAAACGGGACTGAGTCGGTGCGTGAAAACACCATCAAATTTGTCAAAGGCAATCCATCCAGCGCACCGTCGAGACCGACTCTGACGAACGAGGGAAATGTCCATCAGTACCCTCTCTGTTATATTTACAGAAAATACGGTACCGCGGTCATTAACCAAGCTGACATTACCCCTATGGTCGGCACGGAGTCCACGCCGTTTGTAACAGGAATTCTTCAGACGATCAGTTTGGACGAGCTGCTTGGCAAATGGCAGGACGAGCTTGACCGTTTCACCGATGCACGATCTCAGGAGGTTGACGACTGGATCGCTCAAGAGGAAAGCGATTTCACGACTTGGTTCAATGAAATGAAAGCTGACCTTCAGCATGAGCAGACTGTTCTTGACCAGTGGATCGCATCGGAGCAGGCTGATTTTCTTGCTTGGTATAACCAGATGAAAGACCAGCTAAGCGGTGATGTTGCCGGAAATCTGCAACTTGAGATTGATAAGGAAGAGGTCAAGCGGATTTTACTGGTTGGCTTTGAAGACGGAACCAAGGAATTTTCGGACGACGGTACTATTATCACTTCTACTGCAAGTGACGGCAGAACCTTGACGAAGACTTTCTCTGACGGATTCCTAACCATGACAAATGTGCTGAAAAGTGCAGCAGGGGCAGAAGTGGCGAGAGCCGTTAAGACTTTTGACTCCGACGGCAAGCTTATCAGCACCGTTGTAACTTATTCTTAAAGCGAAAGGAGAACAATCAAAATGGCAGAAGAAGATCTGATTTTCGGTAAAAACCGACACTTCTTCGGCGGCATTGAGCCGTCCAATATGCTGGCGTTCAGCGCTGTGTTTGTTGCTCAGTATGGAGGTGTAATGATTGCAGCTACACTTCCCAACGACACGGTCGTGAATAACCAGACGCTCTGCACCGTGGAGGGTGCAATTATCCGGAGGAAGACGACTGACTATCCGAAGGATGAATTTGATGGCGATCTTGTCGCCAATATTAAAGCATCTACAAATTTCCCGGATCGTGATGTCTCTTCTACCGGAACCTATTACTATGCAGCATTTCCTTATACCACGCAGGGCGTGTATAACAGAAATAAAGCAAACCGCGCTGTAGTAAATGAACCGGAGCCGATGCAGGCATTTTCCGCTAAGTCGGTATATGTTTCTGCGTCTGACACCGTCAAGGTTGAGATCACGGCGAAGCTGCCGAGTGGCGTTGCCGGCGCAGTCATCCGTAGGAGCACGACTGGTTATCCTACCAGTGAGACTGAGGGTGAGCTGTTCAAGAACATCACTGCCAACGGCACTTATACGGATACCAATGTGACAGTCGGAGTGGTGTATTACTATTCCGCATTTCCTTACACCAGTACCGGTGCCTATAATCGCAGCGAGGCAAACAGAACCAGCGTAACACCGAAGAAGAGAGATTATCTGTTCGGTTATGACCTGGTCAAAGCAACCTCCAGTCCCACAGGACGAGTAACTTATCCTTCTGATGTGGATAATGCAGCATTTACTCCGGCAGCTATGAATTTCAGCACCGGTAAGTTTAACTATGGCGGCTGGGCATTCGATCCGGGCGAAAAGTTTATGCCTCGTCCCTGTATGCTGACCTATGCCGGCGTCGTAGACCATTACCTCAATCCTGACGACTACACTAAGAAGGTCGACGGTTCTGCTTCTAAGGTCGCAGACACTTCCTTTGGCGGCAATGCCATGATGGAATGGCCGAAGATCTATACGAAGCGTTGGGAGTCGAACGGTGTCTATCATTTCCGTTGTTCTGACACCCCGCAGGATGATGATTGGGATTGCTGGTGCAACTATGACCGCAATAACCACCAGATCGATCATTTCTATACTCCCATCTATTTCGGCTCTCTGGTTTCCGGCAAGCTGCGTTCTATTAGCGGTGCGGCTAACAGTGTAAATACCACGGCCGCTAACGAAATTGCCTATGCAAAGGCAAATGGTAACGACTGGTACACCGAGGTGCTGGCTGACCGCCTGCTGCTTCAGGATCTGCTGGTCATGATGGCGCGTTCTACTGAGTGCCAGACTGCATTCGGCTACGGACGATGCAAGAGTTCCAACAGCAATGCTATTGCCTCGGGTACGATGAACACCAAGGGTATGTTCTGGGGTTCCAATGACCAAACTTCCGGTGTGAAGGTCTTCGGTATGGAGAATGTTTGGGGTAACCTGTGGCGTCGTACTGCCGGCTGGATCAATGCCAATGGTACGCAGAAGGTCAAGCTGACTCGTGGTACTCACGATGGTTCCACTGCAACCGACTACAATACGGATGGCAGCGGTTATAAGGCTATCGCAAATGCTACTCCGGCTGGAACTTCTGGTGGCTACATCAGCAGCATGAAGACAGAAGCATTCGGACGACTGCCAGTCACCGCAAGCGGTTCGAGCAGCACTTATGAGGCTGACGGTATGTGGTTTAACAACAGCCAGATCGATTACGCGTTTGTCGGCGGGTACTGGCACGATGACCTGGTGGTCGGTCCTTTCTGCGCTGCTCTGGACGCTACGGCGTCCTATTCGTACTCGCGCAATGGCGCGGCTCTCTCTTGTAAACCGCTTGCCGCTGCGTAAGCAGCGAGGAGAGGACGGGAGAACCTTAGGTTCGCCGGGTAAACGAAAACAATTAAATATTAGGGGTATACACTGCGCCCAGCGCGTATGTCGGCGGTAACTGGAACAATGACCTGATGGTCGGTCCTTTCTACGCTAATCTGAACAATACGGCGTCCAATTCGAACTCGAACAATGGCGCGGCTCTATCTTATCCATAAGAAGCTCTCTATAATGCAGTGTATGCCGCCATTTCAAAATGGCAAGAGATATCCGCATCTCTTCCTCACCACTTGGTGAAAATTAACTCGGTGCAAGCATCTGTGAGTAGCTGAGAATAAGTCGAAAGCGGATGAGAGGATAAGAGAGAACATGAAATCCTATAACCACTTGTACGAAAAAACAATATCCGAAACGAACCGAAGGTACGCCCTGTCACAAGCAAAACACAGCAAGAGATTTCGTAAAATCATGAAACACCGGCACATG